GAGAATTGGGCTCAGGATAGACCTTGCCGTTTTCTGGGACAGACCTTGCCGTATCCTCATCATCACTAAACAATTGAACAACACCTTCATAAAATGTATCGATTAAGTCAACCATAATATATGTTTTAACTGCAAGGTTGTGAACTGCTTTGGCCAAGTCATCTAATACTTTAATAAACTCTGCATCTTCTTTTTCAATCCAACTCTGGTCCTTCAACTTGCTCTCCAAGGTCTCCAGCATCTCCTTCAATGGAGTCTGTTCCATCTTCGTCCTCCTTATAGTCACGTTCTTTGCGTGGTCTGCTACCACCTAGTATATTTAATAAACTGTTTAAAGCACGGTTGACGCGCATACGCGCGGCATCTTCAGATATCCCTAACTCCTGAGCAAGTGTAGAGTTATCAGCACCGTCTCCGAACCTATCGTAGATAACAATGAACTGTTCCTCTGACATCTTACTCATAGCCTTCTCAAGGTCCGCCACCATAGCAAGCCAGTTGTTTCCTTCAGAAGCAACCTTCTTGTTGGCTGCAAAACCAATGTCGTTCAGCGCTGGAGCAGTTGAATCCCCACGCAGTACAGCAGGAAGCAGTAACTCTAGGACATTCTTATCATAGTAGTAGTTATCTTCTACTTTGTAGCCCGCAATCTTAGCCTTCTCTCTCTGGCAGTAATCTTTAGCAGCATTACGCAGAGAACGAGCGATTAACTTTACGGATTGTTTATCGTCTAACTTCTCCCAAACCTTGACCTTGTTAGGATGTTCTAAGAACCATAACCATAACTCTTGGCGAATATCGTCAGCATCCACCATACGAAACTTACGAGCAAACTCGTAGCCAAGATGTGCTACAAGGTTCTCGTATTTTTCTATTACCACTCGTACACTTCTCCTTCTACTGTGAAGGAACGACCAATGATAGGAACGTTTACAGGAACTACATTACTACGACGAATATACAAAACTGTAAATCCTTGTTGCCAATTAGCAGAACCAGTACGCAAGTAATCTGCTTTGTTCAAGTCCATCAAGTGTCCGACTTCAACTCCAAAGAGTCTTGAACTAATCCGCCCATTGTAACCGACGTGATGGTGCTGGATACCCTGCCTGTGGGTGTGTCCACATACGACAGATAATCCGATACGTCTCGCAAGGTTAAGCGCAGTTCCTCCCGCAGTTTGTAGAAGACTCCCCTCATCTCCGTGGGCAAGAGCCCATCCTGGGGCAAACTGCCAGATTTTATTGTGATACGTAATATCAAGTTCGTGGTATCTGAGCAGTTCCTCATATTCCAAAGCGCGGAGCCCAGCAAGTGCAGGGGCGTACTTGTCGATGTAGTTTTCGATTCTGTCACCGTGATTACTCCTCATAACGTGAAATGGTTTATCTCCCAAAGCATCTTTAAAACGTTCCATAATATCAGAAGTCTTATCGAGACCTGACTGTAAAGTCTTAGCATACTCTGCTGCTCTACCTTTATTCCATCGAGATGGTTCAGGACTATCTGCTTCATCACCTACACAGTAGAGTTCGTCAGGTTCAAAGTTATAGACGAAATCAGTTAGTGCGGTAATTGCTCTGGCATCGTGGCTAGGTGCTTGGATATCTGAGATAACTACAACTCGTTTGAGTTTGCTCACTTTTTCTTCTTCTTTCGCTTAGGCGCAGCCTTTTTCTTAGCACGGCGTTTGTTCTCCATAGCAACATTTTTGCTCTTGGATACTACGCGGAGATTAGATTTACGGTCATCACCAGCACGACCTTTGTTGTTCTTGTGGTCTACTTCTTTATTACGCGGAAGAGACTTTCCAGTATCGTCTTCGTAATCAACACGGGCTTTGTTAGAAGAAGTAGTAACAGTTGTACCGTCTTTTTTCTTGCGTTTGAAAACATAGATAGGTCTACCTCCGTTTTGCTTGCTTCCTTTGTAAGGTCCAAATCTTTTCATTTGTCCCACTTTCCTCTCAATACGAGCAATCCAATGATTGCATAGTTTGCCATATCTTTAAACGAATCCTCAAGAGATTCGTGTTGTGGACTTTTCCTAGAATCCACAAGATTATTTATACGGGCTAACTTATCGTGCATCCTTACACGAAGCCCATTGACTGGACCACCTGGACTATCTGAAATGTTTCTTGGCCCATAATCTTTATGCTTGGAAAGAAGCAAGGTTTCTAGTTCAGCAAAGACATCATAGACATCTAACTCAAACTTAGAAGGACGTTCTTCCAACGGGTCATTCTTTTTTATCAAGTTCTTCCTCCAGTTCCTCTATCAAATCTTCCATATTGGATTGAATAGTTACCTCTTCTAGGAACTCTTTGAGAGTATCTTCAGATGAGTTTACCATAAGCAAGGTCGTACTTTGGATAAGTTCCATAGCCTCTTTAATGCCATTACTAAATAACAAAACGTTATGTAATTCTCTGAGGAATCCAAAGAAGTTAAAGGTACAGTCTTCTCCTAATGGTAACATCCAAGAGTACTGAATACCGCAATGCTCAAGATACTTGAAGATATCACGACCTGAATAGTCGCACTCTTCGCATTGGTATAAGCCTTTGTTATTAGGCAATAACATTACTGAGCACCTGCTATCTTTTCTTTGAAGTAGTCTGCTCCGTAAGTCCGATAGAGCGAATTAACATCTTCGCCTTCTGGCGCTTGTATGACGACAACGTTGGACAGTTCTCGAGAAAGGGACTTACCGAAATCATAGCCTGCATTGTCTCCGTCCGCGAAGAGGAAAACCTTATCGAAGTCAGCCAAGAGCCTATTGTAATGTTTCTTCCAATTATTGACGCCAGGGACACCAACTGACGGAATGTTACAAACCAAGTCCAAACTAATGGTGTCGATTTCGCCCTCACATATACATATGTATGACGATGCACGGAAAAGCGCTCCCACATTATACAAGTGTGTCGTAGCCCCAGCCATTCCCATATACTTGGGCTCTTCGTGTCCGAGACTCCTGAAACGCAAGTCAACAACACCAGACTTTGTGATGTAAGGGATGCAGAGCCTATTCGTATACGCTTCATATCCTGTCAGCGGGTCTAAGACGACGCCCAAGCGTGCTTTGATTGCTGCCTCCATTGTTATGCCGCGTTCTGCGAGGTATTCCTCCGCTTCTGGCAGTGCGCTGTGGTAATACTTTGCCGCTTTTGTTAAAGATTCCCTCTGTGATGCTGATTGCTTCACGAAACTTGACCCCTTCCTTTTGCATAATTATAGCATAACCATCGCCCTTTGTTTGGCAAGCAAAGCAACAGAAAGCATTCTCATCAAGATTAACTGTTGCAGAGTTATGTCTATCATCGTGGAACGGACACTTAATAGAAAACCACCCACGACGAGTTGGTACGGTTGCCCCATAATGCTCTAAAATCACTGATATATCAGGCTTTTCCATCGTCTATCGCCTTCCTAAGTAATTCTACCCACACTGCTACAGGCATTGTAGCATACCATTCAGCAGGGTCTCCCTTGCCTTTGCGTTTATGAATTACTGTCCCTGTCCAAGCCTTTGAGTTCTTTGTTTCAACTTCTAATTCTGCTAACCAACCAGCAAGGTCTAACTTTGCGTGGTTCTTAATTTCAATACAGACACCATTGATGCCTGAGATATCACCTTTATCCAGAGTGGCTCCCGCAAGCCTTCTTTCTGCGTACGGGAACCACTGTTGGAGATATTTAACTACATCTCTCTCTGCTTGAGAGCCCTTGATTTTGGATTTGCTAGACATTAGTACCAGCCGTTAGACTGCCAATGAGACCACGCAATGGTTGGAGTACCATAGCGGTGGACGATATACTTGAGTCCTTTAGAAACCTGATATTCAATTGTTGAGTCTTGTGGTGTACCCAATACTTGGGCAATACCATAAGCACTCGAGTGAGGGTTCTTGGCTTTCCAGTTCCAAGCAGATTCTTTACCCCACAATTTAGCAAGTGCACTCCATTCCTGTCGTGCATTCTTACCAAACATTTTATTAACTTTTTGTTTTGCGATTGATTGTGCTAACATTTTTGGACTCGGTAAAACAGTTTCTGTTTTTCCCATTGAAACCATAATTGGTTTTAACGGGTTTACTTTAATGAGCCACGCACCCACACCGTGGGGCAATGTTGCCACAAATATTGCAATCGCGGATATTGTTGATACTGTCGATAGTTTCATCTTTACTCCTCAATGGGTGCGGTAGCCTGCGTTCCACAGTCAGCGCACTCCATATCTAGAAAATACATCCCTATAGTGTTGTCTTCTGCGAAGACTACTTTGAGATTCCATACGAAACTCCCACAGATGCACACCGTAGTTGGATTACCACGGATATCCATCGCCTTGTCATAACTCGGTTTGAGTTCTGCAATAGGTTTAGCCATTAAGACCTGTCAGGTATATCAGACACATCCATAATCTCGGGATTAAACTGCAACCAATGAGCCGTATCCCCCGAAGGGTCTGCTTTGCCATATCGGTTCTTTACGGGCGCAACGGCTATATATCCTGGCGCGTTGGAACCTACCGTGCAAATCAGGGCAGGTAATTGCGCTACCATCCCCTGAAGCGCGCTCCGTGGTTGGCACGGATTACCTGAATACGACTCTTTGGTGTGATGCAGTACAAGCACAGCAGAATTGGTATCCCTTGCGAGATACTTCAATTCCTTTATTGTGGAGCGCATACCAGCAAACTCTTCTCCGCCATCATTAGAGATATCCATAAGGTTATCTATAACGATGAGAGTAGGGGCGCAACCCCACAACTCTTCAAAAGCAAGAACTTCTTGGTCAACATCAGCAAGCGAAGGCGCTGCTTCAAATGACCAGAAGATATGCCCTGAAGAATCATTTATTATTTTTCTTGATTCGGCAACATCCTTGACGAGCATTTCTTCTGCATCGCTTTGGGTCTTACCGCTTATCATTGACAGTAAACGCATAGCCATTGTATGCGCGTTTGTGTCGGCACTTACATACAGTGTTGGTACTTTGGCACGCAACGCCATAGCCAGTGCTAGTGTCGACTTACCAGCACCAGGGGTACCAGCAATCATCGACACTTCAGCACGTCTAAGTATAATCTTATGCGCTTCGAAAGTTCGGAACACGGATGGAAGTGGTTCGCCACCTATGTCCGCGCTGCCAACCGCACGGGCAAGGGTTCTCATTGGTTAGAATGTACTCCATTCAGACTCATTGCGCTTGAGGAATATCGGTTCGCACTGGTCAGGAGTTCCCTTTGGAGTTGAGCACATATATGCTTTCCAAGGACCTTTAGCGCTAGCGCCTTGTCTCTTAGTCATAGGACCGTGCTTACAAGCACGACCAGTTGGTGCGATGCTAGGTGTTGTTGTCTGTGGGACAACACTTGCTGGAATAACTGCAGTTACGTTGTTAATCGCCTGTTGTGTCGTAACAGGTGCTCCCTCAATAGAGGTAGCCATTGTGATAATTGCTCCCTCGGCTCCATCAGTACCGAGTACTTCGACTAGATTTCTCCTGAAATCGGAAAATGTATCTGCTCCGATTACAAAGATTCTCCCGTCGTTTAGTTTACTGCTGACTTGGAAGTTTGCCCCAGCCATTATTTCTCCTTTGTTGTCTGTTCGTTTTTGAACCCTGTATTGTCCCAAGCATCAACCATCTCATCCATAGTTCTACGGATAGGGAAGATGTCATCCACTATACTCACTAGACTTTGCTCCATTCATCCACTTGCAATATGATAGCACACCGCATCTTCCGCAGTTGCTAAAGTTAGGCAGAAATATATCAGCCTTACGTGCCTTATCAAATCCCAAGAATATACTCTCAACCTTATCAGGTTGGAGATGTTCAAGATTCCAAGTAGTGATACTACCAGTACGTGCATCCCAGAAGCCAGCCTTATCGACTGATACACCCTGCTTGTCTAGAGCCCAAGCGTAAACTGCTAGTTGCAGGGGATGCCTCTGAGATGACGCACCAGTTTTGATATCGACGAGCACCCTATTGCCGTCGTAATCAACCAATACACGGTCAATGGCAAGTTTGACCGTAGTATCGCCCAATGCAATCTCATATTGTTTCTCAATAAAATCTTCGTATACACTCCAACCTTTGTCAGGGTGCATAAAGTCTGCCCAGCGGTCTAGCATCCACGAGCCTTCGCCATACCACCAAGAGATATCTTCACGACCACGAAACTCCCAAGTGTTCATATCGCCGTGGAGTGCTTCGTCTTCTTTAATCTGATTGAACCAGACATCGTTCCATAGTTCATCATTGTTATTGGTTTTACCAAAGTCTAACTTATCGAAACGTTCGGTAGCCTTATGGACAGCAGACCCACCCGTAAACCATACTGCGTGTTTCTCGGGTACGCCTTGTAGTTTTGTTAGGTTGTATTTCCAGCCACATTCTTGCCAAGTATTGAAGGAAGAATATGATATATGTTTAGGTAATTCGCTCATTCCTCAAGGCTATCACAGTCACATAACTCCCCGCAGGTTAGGCATCCTTGCCCCAACCAGTCCCCTTGAAGTGAATAGGATTCGCCGAAAACACTTTGAATAAAACGCTGCCACAATGAACGCATTTAATTTCCTGACTCTTATCAAACGGAAGGGTTAATTCTTGGACGGTATCACAAGTCCTACATTCGTAATCGTATGTTGGCAATTTCGCTCCTATATGCCTGAACCCCAGATTCTAAGAAATGCCCCCCCTACCCCCCCATAAAAATGAGGTGGCGAGGAGGCTGGGTTAGGCTATGCCGTCACCCCGTCATCTGAAGTTTCTGCCCCACGGTTTCCCGTGAAACAATATTAACATATAAATATTTTTCCCGCATATAAAGAAAATAGACCCCCATCCTATGGGATTACCACAGGTAGGGGGTCAAAGTGTCTAAAAACGCCCTTAGAAGGCGTTTAAAGGGCTACTTAGCGCCTCTGCCAAACTCAGCAGCAGATGGGTCTAGCCACTTAAGGACAGGTCCGAGGAAGCCAGCAAGGGCTGCTGTTCCCAGCACCTTTAAATTAGTTTCTCCAGCGAGGTATAGTGCGACTGCAGCGGATGCTGCGGCACGGAACCAAGTAAGAGATACTTGTTTGAATTGTTCCATTAGATTGCCTTTCGTTTAGGTTTATGAATAGGACAGCACGTGCATACTATCCGTGGTTCAGATGCTAGCACTTTTTTCTTAGGTTGGGGGGTAAGGTTAGCCAAGACCTGATTCAGGACTTTAGGCTGGTTTACCCACCAGAACCAAGGGCTAGTGTCATTAGATTTATCAGAGTTGATAGAAATATGGAGATGCTTAGTGTGAGGGTTACTACCGCTATAAGGGCGATTACCAGACTTAGCCCTATCACGGGACCAGATTTTCTTATTAAAGATAAGATAAGAGACTCGTTCGTCCTCTTTAAGTTTTTCAAAGATAACAGCACAGTCTACCCCTTTATCAGGGTCGTGGGTCAAATCGACTGCTAGCCCAGTATTGTGGTCCGAATTCGGACTGGCTTTCTGATGCGCTAACGAAGGCAACAACCCGTCTGACAGTTTCTTGCGCTTCGGAAACAACGCTGTCGCTTGACGGAGCACAGCAATAGCAGCAGGTGACGCTACTTTGGCTACAGGTTTCA